ACATTCCTAATTGCATCGGCTTTGCCTTGCTCGTAAAAATGCTGTGCAATAGTATCTGCATGTTGTGCGGCATACATAGCTTTGTGATAACCTTTTACATCAGTTACATCACCTTTATCATTTAAGAACTTCTTAACTATATTGTTGATGTTAGATTGATTATTTGCAACTTCACTAGGATTTTTAACTCCGTATCTAAATTTTTTATCTCCTACACTGAAATCAAAACCTTTGAATTCTTTAGTAAAATAATCATTAGTACTATTGATAAACACCTCATGTTGTTGCTCTGCTACATTTTGCTCTTCGTTGTAGCGATTGAAAAAATCAGTAGCCTTCTTTTGTTCTTGAGTTACTCCGGGTCTCAACTTGATTTCGTCGTAATATTGACTCTTTAAACCATCCAAATGCTTACGGGCTTTTGCAACCTCTTCCTTATATGCAAGTTTCTTCTTTCGAATATCTCTTGCTTCATCTAACTCTTCATCAAACTGAAAATTATCTTCTAATAAGAAGCTAATCTCTTCTGAATCTAAGTGAGATTTAGTCTGTTTGTAATACTCTCTTAATAATGTATCACTATCTACATTAGAATAGTCAGCGTTTAATCTAACATAATCTTCTAATGTTCCACCTGTTTCCTTCATAAAGTCTACGACTTTTTCGATGTTTTCAGGTAAATTAATATCTTGTTTTAATGGTTCTGGTTCCTCAGCTTTAATCTCAGCTTGTGGTTCCATCTTTTCACCTATAGAAATAACCTCTTCCTCTTCTTCAGGTTTTTCATCAATTATTTCTTCAATAACTGGTTTTACTTCTTCGGTGGGCCGTATTTCTTCAACCACTTCTTTGCTGTCGACACTGTTTTTTGACTCTTCGACAACAACATTGCTATCATTTGTCTCTTGTGTTTGAATGGCATCTTGTTCTTCTGTTTTAGGTTTTGATAAATCTACTTTTATAGGTTCATCATTGTTTGATAGATTTTTAGGTTTAAGCATTTTAGCTTTTACCTTAAGCTTTCCAGCTTTTTCTTTTGTTTCTGACATAATAAAATAATATAAAAATTAATAAATAGTTAAAAAACTATATTGAAAATCCAGATAAATCTGAATCATTTGGTGCATCAAAATTAGTAGGCGGAAGATCGTTTTGTCTTTGACTAATTAATTGAGATTGTTGTGAAGCTTGTATTTTAGTTCGTGTATCTTTACGATCTTCTATTTCAGCTTCTTTTTTTGTGTTTGTTTCTACGTCTATTTGCTTAAGCTTCATGTCATATTCAAATTGTTGAGCCATGATCTGTAACCTAAGTTGGTTTTCAGTTTGCATTCTTTGAATTTCAAACTGAGATTTGGATTGTTCTATTTGTGTTTCTGTTTGAGCTAAAGCTTCGGCTTTTTGAACATCATTCATAGCTGCTTGCTCTGATGCTTTAGAGTTTGAATCTGCTTGAGCTTGTATATTAGCCATTTGAGCTTGTTGATCTGCTTCTTGCTTTTTAACTCTTTTGTATTTTAAAACTTGATTAGCTAAAGTTAAGTTTCTTATTTCTCTAATATCAATAGCATCTTCAAGGTATATTTGATTTTGTTGTAAAGCCATTTGAATGTTTTGTTCTAACATAGCCTTTTCCTCTTCTTCAGGTTCCAACTCCATATAAATTCCAAAATCATATAAATGTAAATCATCTATTTCATGTAGGGTAGCAACATTAAATTTACCTATACTAGCTTTAAGCGCATTGTTAGTTAAATCAAAATCTAACATATCGGCTATTCTAAGTGATATATTTTCACAAGTTTTAAGTGTTAAATATAAACTACTGTTTAAAATATGTTTAGTTGCTACATTAGAAGCATTGGCAGCCATTTTTTGCAAACCGACCAACGCGTTTTTGTCTGGTAAACTGCCGTCTCTTGCTTCATTCAATCCTGTTACGTCTCTTATCATTTGTAAATAATACTGATAAGTGTTGATCAACGATTGTATCTTTCCGTTAGCGCTAGATGTTTGTAATTCTTGTATAGGTACTTTACCTCTGTTAGGATCACCATCTTGTGTTAAACTTCTACCAACTATACTACCAGTTTGGAAATACATGTTTAAAGCTTCTTGTGGATTATAATTAGTACCGTTACCTAAATCAACTTCTGCTAAACCATCAACATCTACAAAAACACCGTCTGGAACCATTCTAGCAATCACCTGTTGTAACTTAAGTGACGTAAGCTGTATCATATCAGCAAAACCCGTTATACGTCCTACAAGTGAATCTATACGGCCTTGATACATGTGAGGCGCTACAATATTGTAGTTCATATTAACCTTAGTTAAATCACTTTTAGGTCTTGTCATGTTTTCTGACATCTCCCATTTAAGCATTTGTTCTACACCCATGACTTTAGCACCTGTAAACAATACTTCAATTGTTCTAGATACTCTATCAAAGTTATCACTTTCTGGTGGGTTAAATGTATCAGGTTTTTCTAATACTTTTTCTAAACCATTATCAGTGTTTTTAACTTTAAAAACTTGATCTATATAGGACTTATATTCAAAGTACATTACTTGAACTAAATCATCATTGTTATTACGGTTACGCATATAACCCTCTCTACCAGGATACTTTTGTATTGTTTTAAGTTCTTCGTTAGTTAAATTAGGAAATTCTTTTTTTAACTCAGGTAGTGTTATAGATTTTATTTCACCTACATAATATAAATCTTGAAAATTAGGATCATTAGTATATGAATAAACTAAATTAGAAGGGTTTACATAATCTATTGTAACACCTTCAGCTTTGTTAAAACTAGTTTTTACAGCTCCAATGCCAACAGTAACTATATCTTCTACAACTCTTTTATTAATTAACTCGTATTTATTAAAATCTAAAACATTATTAATAACTTCTTCTTCAGCTATTTCTACAGACTGTTTATAGTTTAATTGCATATGTACTTCAAGCTCTTCTTTTGATTGAGGTAAATTTGCGGGATCAACTACGTTGTAAACATCTACACCTAAACTTTGCTGTATATTATCTAACAAAGGTTTAGATAACATATCTCTTAAAATTGATGACGCATAGTTAGTTCTTTCTTTTTGTGAAAAAGGGTCTTGAGCGTAAGCTTTTATATCATATTTTTTAGAAGAAATACCATTTACAACTATATCTACAAATTTAGGTATTATAGGTACTGGCTTCCAGTCTAAATTTAAATAAGATAAATCACCATTTATAGATAATTCATCTTTATATTTTTGCACAGGTTGTTCACCTCTTGCATATAATCTTAATCTATTAAAGTTTTGAAAACCTTTTTGCCATCTTGTTCCGTTAACTCTACCTCCTCTAAACCACTCATATTCAATAGCTTGCCCTACTTGCAAACCATATTCCAAACTAAGCTTTTCCGCGAGAGGTACCACCTGACTTGGAAAGGAACTATTAGTACTAGTATTAATCATCTAATTAATTATTTTTGATTTATAACCTTTGTTATCATACTTTGAAAAATTTAAATTAACTTTTTCTTTTATGGTTTCAGCTATAGGTCTATATTTATTTTTATTACAAGCCATAATTGCTAAACCAGAACTAATCGAAGCATCGTGTTTAGTTCTGTTGTTTATATTAAACGCGGCCCAATCTTCTAAAGTTCTTTGAAAATACATTGTTCCATACTGTTCATTGTTGTAACCAACAAACATTTCGATGTAAGATTCAATAGCAGCAGCGTGTGCTTGTTTTATATCTTCACTTGAATTAGGTATACCACCTATTTCTTTCTCTGTTACAGATAATTTATGCGTTGTTTTATCTGGTCTGTTCATAGAGTAACCTCTGTAACCTCTTCTTTTTAAATGATATAATAATCTAGGTTTATTATTCTCTGCAAGTATTGGCATACCGTAAAAATGCAAAGCCATAAGTACATCTTCAAAAAATGTTTCAGCAGTTTGTGGCCTAGCTATATATTCTAAAAAAAATAAGTTAGGTGGACATACATCCATTGTAAACTTAGTTAAACCATGCAATGAACCTTTAGAACCTCTTCCATCAACAGTTCCGGATATATCGTAACTGTCACACCCAAAAGCTCCCATATGTTCATTAGCGGGATATTTTAAACCATTTTTAACTATAAATCTATTTTGCTGAGATACGTCAGGAACCCAAGAAACATAAAATCTACCTTGTTTACTTGGAATAAACTGTACGCTTGTATCTTTAATCCCACCTTCCCACATAAAATTACCCTGAGTTACTACTCCAGATAGTTTTAAATCTTCATTGTAATCTATTTGTTCGTATATTTTAGTTAGATTAAATAGTGATTGTTGTGTTTCGTCTCTGAATGCGTGTTTCTCTGTACGTGGAAACTGTCTATATAATTCATTGAGTGCATCAGGATCATTCTTAAGACCATCTACTTCATTTTCCCAGTGCTCGATAACACCGATTTCAATGGGGAAACCATCTGGCCCTTTTTTAGGTTCTTCCGGTGTCTCAAAGACAGGTAATCCATAAGAATCAATGTATCCTTCGTAATTCCACTCCATAGGAATGAACAGGCTATATAATCCCGAGCTAGTCTGCCCGTTGCGGTTTCTTCTGGTAACGTCTGAGTCATCATATAATTTTTTATAATTTCTACCTCCTTTATCTAGAGCATTTGACGTTGAACCCATCATACACTTACCTATAATTCTAGAACCTAATCGTAAACAAGTTTTTGTAACCCTCCAGTTGTTTAATATATTGTCAGGTTTTTCCCACTTACCAGATTCATCGTGTACAAGTAGTTTTAATTTTTCACCATCATAACTGTTGTCTCCTGTATTTTTCCAATCAATAGTTGTATCTAATCCTTCTAGTTCTTCTAATTGTTCGTTACTATCTAATTTACGTCTTGTAAATCTGCTAGCAGGAACTCTGTATGCAAGTTCTGTTTTTGGCCGATCCATACCGTCTTGAATTGGCTTGAAGAAAAACGGGTAGTTGACGGAAATGGGTACGATTTTATCGGTAAACATTTTCTTCGCATCAGACCCAGACTTTGATAAGACACCGTATCTAGCATCACTAGAGATAGTGGCAAGGTTGACTGTTTCGCCAGATGCCATGAATGAAAAACCAGACCGTCTGTTTTTGAGGTAGCACATTCCGTAGCAACGTGTATCTGCTTTACAAGCTTCCCAGAATATATAGAATAATCTGTTTGCTTCCCTAAAATCTGCTTGCCCAACATCAATCTTGGACCACTGCAAGTACATGTAATGAGTACCAGTAATATAAGTAGCTTTACCCTTGTTATTAAACCAATAACCTTCGTGGCGCCTGGCAAATTCTCTATCAATATATGCATACCATTTTTCTTTAAAATCATCTGGATACTGTTTCCAATCAAATATTGTTTTAATTTTTTTTAAAGCTTTAGGGTATTCGTGGGTTTGCCACTTATCAGCTTCAATGAAAACTTCGTTTTCTTTTGGTAATGCTATTTTAAGGTTTTGTATTTCATATATCTCGCCAATCTGACCTGTTTTAGATATAACAATAACATCATGCTCTTTGTTATAACCATAATTCCACTTCTTAGATTTGTTTAATCTTTTTATTACATGTGGTTTTATGTGATCAATTACTTTATACAATGTTTGCTTGTACATTACTTAGATCTTCTTTCTGCAAAACCTCCAAAAGCTTGAGTTTTCTTTTCTTCTTTTGGTTTTTCGTTTAACATATCTTCCTCTTCTTTAATACGGTTAAGTATTTCAAAAGCATCAAATATAGCTAATTTTTTAGTTGCAGCAGCATTTTTTAATCTATCAGCCGATATATCATCATCAGAATCAACTATAGCTTCTTTTGCCACCTTAATAAGTTCCTCAACTGCTATGTGCCCAGCTAGGATTATATTCTGTTTCGTTTCCTTGACGTTCATATTTAATTACAATATCATTTGATTTCATACAATAAAGACGCTTACCATCAACTACAAAGTCAAACTCACCAAACGGTGAATAACCTACAAGGTCTCCCTCGTTGATTCTTAATGCTTCTAATGAACTATTGCCATATTTTAATATACCAACAAGGCGTTCTTCTAAATTAGCATCTATATCGTCATTGTTATGAATTGGACTTATAAAGCATCTATCGCCAAAAGCTTTCCACTTTTCATCAGATTTATATAAATACACTTGATTTAATTGAACAAAATATAAACCATCTTTAAAATATGATCTACTGTTTTTTTCTTCACCACGTATATCGTAAAACCTTCTAAACACATTATGATGTATCATAATTAAATCACCAGGTTTAATAGGTGTTTTGTATGCTTTTGGTGTTGCTATAACTCTAGCTATATTATTTACTGATTTAAAACTTTCTGACTGAGTGTTAATTATAAGGCTTTTGTCACCTACTTTAACTTCATTATTATATCGCTGGCCAGCAGGCTCAACGATAAAGT